TCCATAGACTTAGATGCAAATTCACCTTTACGTTCAATGCTAACAAGTTCATTGCCTAGATTACGCGCATTACGTTCTGCATTTTTAGCATCAATTACAATGACGAGACGTGATTCTTGTGCCATCTTACTTTCCTCTAGGCAATAAATACTCGCGAAAACGAGCTATAAAAATTGGACAAAAAAACCGACCTCATTTAGGGTCGGTTTATGCTTTAATTGCTGCGATGATTTCTGGTAATTTCCAGATTAGAATTGGTATAGAAAACAATATTAAAAAGGCTAGTATTGTTTGCCACAACCCATATTTTTCAATAGACACTTTCATAAGCTCCACTATTGGTTTAAAATGCTCCATATAGAATTATTTTTCCTCTTGCTTTCGTCGGTTGGTGGAAATGCAAAAACCCCGATGCGTCAACATTGGGGTTTTTCTTTGGGTAATAAAAAAACCGCCTGTTAAGGCGGTTGCATATTCATCTTAATTTACAAACCTTTGTATTCCAACTTCATCTCTTCAAACTTTTCAGCAAATCCTTCAAGCTCAACTTCACCATCCTTATTGTACTCATAAGGCCATTCCTTATATCTTGTGTAGGCTATCTTGCCTTTTTTCATCTGCTCAATTACCTTCAATGGGGTTTTGCTCACTCCTTCATACCCTGAGATTGGGGCATTTTCATCGATCTTTATTGCGCTCAATGATCTTGGGAAGTGGTTGCGACCAATATAAACCCCATATCTGCCCTCTATTATAGTTACCATTACATCTCGATAGGCTTTATTTAAGCTGCATGATTTAACCCCATTAAACCGGTCCTTGGTGCAATTGATTTTCCAATCTAGTAAGTTGTTTTCCATATTTATTGTTTTAACTTTTTGTAGTTGCTGATCACTAGACTCTTTAGCAGTTAACAACGTGCTGCCATTTTCGTCCTCATAAACATATATTTTTTTTGATAAAGAGGACCCAAGTTCTTCAAGCCGATCCTCCGCGCTAGCCACTGAACAAAGCAATAACCCCAATAAAATTATCTTTTTCATAAAAATACCCTCATATTTGAGGGTAATTTAACAAGTGGTTAATAAAGGCGCAATAAAAAACCACCATTACTAGTGGCTGTTATTTTTTACTAGACTTCTTATGCGCCTCATCCAAGAACATATCGTCGAGTGTAAAGATACAGTCATTAAAGATGTAACGCTCAACTGGTAAATCATATTGCTCAACATAAGCATTAATTGCTGCGATATCTAACGCCAGAGGAACACCTTGTTCATAGCGTCTAGATCGTGCAATTGTGTTATATGCAGTCAGGATGACATTGGCTACATAAGAATAGTCAGGTTTAGTTAAAACCTTAGTGTTGTTGAGATTTAAAGCTTTTGCGACTGCGCTTTGCTTTTTACTGTAGTCGTTCGCTTCTTTTTCTGAGCCGAACTTTGCCCACTCGTAGAGGCTGACGACTTTCCCACCACTTCATCCTTGTAAGAATCTGCTTCTTTTTGGATGTTTTCTGCTTCTTGTCTCACAAACAACCAGATTGCTATGCCAAGATCACCTAGATTCAACAATTTAATTGCATTTTCCTGCGAATATTCTGGTTCATACACAATCAATTCTTGGTTTTCGGTTACTTCTTCAAAAACTACGCCTTTCCAGTCCTCAATTAAATGGCAGGCTGCAGCTTCAAGAAGCAATTCATGATAGAGCTTGTCATCTTTACTAGCTTTACTTACGTCATAACCTTTAGATGTGATTTGGTTATTTGCTCGTTCAAGAGCTACTTGATATGGTTTATATGCGATACCTCGTATCTTAAATTCAGCTAAAACATTGCCATCGCCATCAACATACTCCCGCCATTTACTAACTGTTTTACTAGTCTGAATGCTTACTTTTAAAGACATTTTAAACTCCAAAAAAAGCAGCCCTAAGGCTGCTATCAGATTGATTAAGGCGCAGGAACTGCTGCTGGTGTACGAGTGATGGTTGGGGCTACTTCTACGACTTTATATTCGAATGAAGCATTTAAAAGATCTGAATTACCACCACTAGGTAATGGAGCAGTAATTTCAGCTTTAGGAATAAAAATTTCATATTTATTCCCACCTGTATCAGTGATTGGAACTTTTAATGAAATCGTTTTGTTAGTGAATTGCTTTTCATACATATCGGATGTATTGCGTGACCAAGCTGCGGTAAATGAACCTGTACCTGTTGCAAGCATTTCTAGGATTGCACGTGCATCAATACCACCACCTAAACAGCGTTGTAGCTGCATTGTGTTATCCCAATTAAATGTAAAAGCGGTCAAGCATGAAATCCCAGCTTGAGAAACGCCGTCAATTAAAATGTCACCTACAGAGACATTCGACATTTTAGGATTGTTATCTGCCGCTGTAATTGTTCCAGCCGGTGCTGAAGAAAAGTTTGTACGACCAAGAGCCATAAGGCCGAAAGTCATTGTAATTAAGCCAGCTTCAGGAATATCAATTCCAAAAGTGTTTACATGACACCCACGGAAAACATGGTAGTCATTAACATCTTCAAAGCCACGTAAAACAGAAAATGTTTGACGAAGTGTGCCACCAAAAGTTAATACATTTGACGACCAATTATTAAAAGCAGCTGCAGCCATTAAGTCTTGAACTAATGAACTGTACTTCGCTTCACATTTTAATTCACCGGCATACTCTGCACCGGTAATCATTGATGAACGTGCAATACGGCCACTTGTGATTGAGTTAGAGTCTTCCTTTGTTACTGTCGCATCAAGGCCATTTTCAGTAAATTCAAAGGTCGTACGTGCGAAGGGTGATGGTGTGGTACCAACAGTGGTTTCCTTCGCGATTTGTGTTATCTGACGTGCACCACTCGACATGGCTTTCTCCTTAATTTTCGGGCATTAAAAAGCCCTCGAATTGAGGGCGTTGTTTGGTTGTGTTCTCAGGCATTTAAGGGCTTACCTTGAATACCCCTGCAAAGTTTCAAAATGCTTTCTGCATGAAGGGTTATATGTTTGTGTTCTGGCCTAGTTCGCTCAATATCAATACCAATTAGAATTGCAGCCTGAATGTTTTTCTGCCAATTACCCGTATCCATAACAGGCTCAATTGAGCAAAAAATGTAGCTATCATCACCAATATTAATATCGGCATAATTATCTTCGTCCGTGGATGGACGGCATTCAGCAACAATGTATGCGATTTCCATTATTTGGCATCCTTAAAGTCAAGTTGTGGCTGAAGCTGATATTCCAATTCCTTAATTTCATTCTCCAGCGGTTCTTTTTCCCATCGCCACTGGCCCATTGCGCTCGCACATCCACTGATTTGTGCTTTTCTGCCTTGGTGATAATTCGTTAGAGAGTTATATCTAGCCCATTTTGATTGGAAAACTTGACTGAGTTGATTAGCCATCCAGTTAAAGGCATTAATAAATTCGATTTTAGTTTTCATGGCCTTTTCGCCAGTAAAACCCATAACAAGCAACATGAACCCGTCTTTTGAAATTCTAAAGAAAGGAGTTTTGCGTTCTGTGTTTCCTATCTTCTTGTTTTCAAAGGTTAATCCAAAATTGGATTTAGCAAATTCTTCACCACATTGCTTAATGATTTTCTTAATATCTCGCATTACATGGCTGTGGCTCTTATTAAAGGCCTCTGCTACTGCATAACTTGTTGTTTTTGGCTCGCCATTATCATTGGTAGCCAAAGCTCGTAAATTCAGTGTTGTCATCATGTTCATAAGATTTCCTCTTACTTACTCATGTTCAAAGAAAAGAAACTGGCAGGCACACTGAACATGAAAAGCGTGCTTTTCGGGGATCAGCCTAGCCAGTGGTTGCCTGAGAGCAGGCATAAAAAAACCTGCCGCTAAGGACAGGTTCGTTTAAAAATTAAATTCGTTAATTGACGCGATAATTTATTGAAATGTTGTACTGAATGAAGTCCCCATTATTGCCGAGGTTCTGCACTTGACCTTGTAAGACTTCTAACTGTCCGCTCGTAAAGTATTCAAAATGAGCTAACCAAGCATCAGCGAGCTTTGTGATTACTACTTCATGTGTGTTCAGACGAGCCATGCAGTTGATTGAGATAATCCCTGTTCGCCTTGTACAAGGCACGTCACCAATTCCTGCAATGATTGAACCGCCCCATAACACATTAATGTCACACCAAAGACCATCAGTAGGAACTGTAAAATCTTTATTAGGGTATTTAATTCGGCTCTGCTCGATTCCAGTAAAGGCCATTGCTCTAGTGATAATGGCTTGTCTTGCTTGATCTAAAGTCATTGCCATTTTAACCACCGTATTTCTGAGCAATATAGTTAAAGGTTAAACCGTAGACACCTTGAGGAGCTTGTCTTGAGTATCCACCTGTTGTTTTTGGTGTCTCTGGTTTGTCAGTGAAGTTGCCATATTCAATTTTGGTTGCATAAGGCGCATTCGTTTGAATGTAGACAACTGAATAAGGAACTAGGCGAGATAAAGCGCTTGTGCCTTTGCTAATGGTTGAGCCACCGCTTTTGTCTTTCTCTGCCTCATTAAATGATTGGTCAGTCTGGTTAATGCTGACTCTGTGTGATGCCCTAAATGCCCCTGTATCAACTGGACTTTGGAGAACAACACCTTGTAATGCATCAATCACAATATCTTTTTGCTTTTTGGTTAGATCGGCTTCAATCGTTTTAGTGAAGGCACTCGGTTTGCTTGTCCAGCCCATTAAAAGTCACCTCAACTTTACCAAACAGTATCTCAAATACTGGTTCATTCCCTACTGTAAACACTCGACCGTCAATGGTGGTTTTATGTCGAATAAGATAGCCTTTGTTAGTATCTGCAAAGAGTACATACTTACATTCTTCGCCATCTAACAGCACCTTCTTTGGGCCATTAGTGGATTTGCGAACCTCAGCGTGATAAACGCCCTCTTGGTTTACAGCCTGACTTATTAAGTTCCCATCATCTAAGTTAATCATTAGACTTTCCTCAATTGAGCAATCCATGTTGCGTCCGCTGGATCTTTTCCGTAGCTCACAACACGATAATTACCGCCTTCAATCACCCAAATGTCATTAACATCTGGCTTAACTAAAGTTCCTGCCGCATCCTTCACTTCATTTTGCAGTAGCACGGCTTTAGAGTCTGTGGCGCGGTAATCTATAGGCTTCACCAAATCTTTTAAATAAGAGCCAAATAGGACGCCTCTACCGCCATAGACATATTCAGTGTAAGTATCTTCACCTGTAGCGGGATTGGAGCTAACTAATTTTTTCCGGGTACATGTGAAGGTAGCTACTGCGTCTGCCAGTTCATCTTCAGCATCAAAGGCAGCGCCAAGTTCTTTTTGAATCTCATCACGCATTCCCATGGCTTACTCCGTAATGACATGTGTGTTGATGTGATACTTCTCGCTAAAGAATGGCTCAAGCAGATCAAGGATAAATTGCATATCGCCACTTACTGTTTCCTCTTTTCCAGCAACATACGTCTTGCTTACAGACGTGCCAGACTGTGCAGAGACTGTTTTGGATGCTACTACACCTTCTTTAGTTGTGTAGAGTTGCCCTGCTGCTGCCAGTTTTGCTAAGTAAGCGCCAGCCGTAAGAATCGCATCTGGCACTTCACCTTCTGGATAGTCTGGTAAATTTCTAGCATTAAGCCACGCATTAGCCTGCATCACAGCAATAACCGGATCACCAGTTCCCCACCAGTCAGGCCCTAGCTTTTGAGTCACACTTTCGACTGTTACATAATTCATAGCTTAATCCTAAAAATCTAATTAAGAAGGACGGCCCGAAAGCCGCCCTGCTTCACTTAACCGCCATTAGCTGGAGCTTCTGGCACTGGAACAGCCACTTGGGGATCTGTAATGCCATAGTCACCCGCTGTTTTGGCAGGGTCAAACATAGTGCCTGCCGCTAATGTGTCAGTCGCATCATCAGCATATCGGCGGTCAGTTGGGTATTGGTATTTGTAGTCTGGTTGCTTCTCAGCCATGACTGCTCTCCTTAAAGGTTAGTAATTAGGAAGCGGATTGAGGTGTCTTCTGGTTTGGTTACAAGTTTCCAGTTAGCTGCCTTCTGCAAATCAGCCCAAGAAGCGCTTAAAGACTCACGCTCTGTACCACCAGTTAAAGTGTCTTTAGGTGCAATGAAGCTAAAACCTTGCGGATGGATCAACATGTTGCGACGCGTCCAAAGGATTTCATGACCAGCACCATTACCAGTTGATTGTGTTTCTTCAACCTTCAAATCTTTTGGACCGGGAACAGAGTCATATGCAAATGCGCGTGGACCTGCAAGAATCGTGATGAACTTAGCGTTTGCGCCTGTGCCAATTTGCGTATTGGTATCTGTTTCAATGACTGCGCGCCCGTTGTAAACGGTGATTGGTGGCAAGTTATCACTTGTGGTCACTTGTTCAAGTAATTGCTGTTTACGCATCTTTGCAGCAATACGTGAATGCACAAACATCACACCACGTCCACGTAATGAAGCATTCATTGTGCTTTCCGCATCAATGTAGGCATCTACTGACCAACGTGAAGCATCTGTTGCTGTTGAAGCAGAGATGTCAGTAGTGAATCGCTTGCCGTTCGCCTGGTCATAATTACGCAAGCCAATTACTGTTGCTAGAGCACGGTTTTCGGCAGCTTGTTGCCAATACTTATTCAGCATTCCACCAATAAGCTCAAGTGAATTGACCTTCGATAAATACTGCCCAAGAACAGACTCAAGAAAGCCTTCGTTCATATAAGCAACGCGGCCTTGCATTTCACCTGCATCAATCGTGCGAGGCATTGCGATATCAGTCAAAATGGTGTTGCCATAGTTCTGTTCAACATTACCATCCACACCGTTAATGTATGGAACGACGAATGTTGATGAACCACTTGTAAGCAAAGGACGTAAAGATTCATCAGATACGAATGCACCTGACTGCACGAGTGGCGAAACTGCCACAGGATTTGGACGTAGATAAGATAAAACTACGTCACGGTTAAATACTTCTACTAAAGAAGGCATGGAGTTACTCCCAATAATTAATTATTAAAGTCACCATTCGCTACTGCTGCTTGGAACCCTTGAGGATCATTCTTTTGGAATTCCAATCGCTCTTGCGTGGTCATTTCACTTGGTTTCTTGGCAGCTCCACCACCTGAACCACCGCCAGAAGCCCCACTTCCTGACGCATTTGAAGCAACAATTAATGGCTTGAATGCCACATTGCCGCGGAACTCTTTTTTGAGGTCATCAATACTTAAAGCACTAGGTTTGCCCTGCGAATCTAGTACACGTACTTTGACCTCTCCGTTTTCATCAGTTTCAACTTGAAGACGGTTAGTAATATGTGGAAGCAAAACTGCCTCCGAGCCTTTGATTGAAAGCTCACTTGCTAATGCTTGTGCTGTTTGCCCGACAGTTAATTTGTAGACTTGGTCTTGCAATGCTTTGGTAGCTTCTGCATGTTTTGCTTCTGCTTGCTCAAGCTTGGCTTTCCAAGATGCTTCAATTGCAGCAACGTCACCTTTTTTACGTGCTGCTTCTTCAGCTTCTTTTTGGGCCTTCTCTTCAGCTTCGCGTTGTTTTTGCTGAGCTGTTTTCTTTTCACCAAGAAGTTCTTCAACTTTCTTTTTCAGTCCATCAAGTTCTGAATTATCTTGCTGCGGCAGACCTTCAACTTTTAAATAAAATGCGCCATCTTTTTCTTCGTAAAGCGCTTTCATTTCATCAGATAAGCCCTCTAGGCTATCGAGTTTGTATTTCATGTTTTGCTCCCTGAGCGGTTTTGCAGTCACAAACTGCGGGCAATAAAAAAGCAGCCGAAGCTGCTAAGGTTTGAATTAAGTTGTTTTACATATTTCTATAAATAACTTGCTTTAATGCTTGAGATGCAATCCAAATATCGTTACGACATACAGGGCAATTCAACACATAGATAGTTTCGTTTCTATCGCTCATGACTCGCAACTCATTCTTTTGAAATTCGATAACTGAATAACACTTGCCACATGAGTCTCTATAGGTCTGCAACTCGGGCGGCACACCTCGACTAATTACTTTCATAATCCCAACCTCTTAAACATTTCTTCATCTAGCTTTTTGAGTTCAGCAAGTGTGAATGGCTGACCTGTTAGCGGATCTACAAACTTATCTAGAGAATACTTACCCTCTTTGAATAGTTTGTATCTTGTCGGCCCAAGCCAAGACTTTTGAAAAGCTGCATCTTGTTTATCAAACCAACCTTTGAAAGTTGTATTTGAATCAACCACGCCTATCTCACCTTCACCATTCACTTTATTGTTAAATGGACGCATCCCAATTGTTTTTCCTGAGTCATCAGATACAGGAATTAGGATCGATCTACAGTTGGGGTGAAGTGGTGGCACAGGATGAGGTTCATCTTTCTTATAAACCTTGTCAGAGTAACCCATACAGATTTTAGAAGTACGGCTATCCAGTGTTGCGATGAACTTTACATACTCAACACCAATGGTCTGATATGTTTCATTCAAGGCCACATTTGACACATGACTTCTAGCAGTACGAACCATAGTTGAAATCTGGTTTCTACTTTGATCAAGCAAACCATCTTGGTAATTAAGTGCTTTCTTGCCTTTAATTCGCTGAACAATCTGCTGATTAGTCTGGCCTTTAGATAAACCATCTCGAATTGTTTGCTCTACTCGTACTTTTGTATCGTCTGCAATCTTCTCGAATAGGTAATCAAGTAGCACACCACCGCTTAAAGGCGTTTTCTTTGCCTTGTTGAATAGCGTCTTTCCATTTGGTTCTATTTTGCGATTAGCGAGGGTTTTAGCCTGATATGTAGCTTCATACACCGCTAATGCAGTAGCGCTTACAGTGAAGCTCTCAAGCAATCCTGACGCTACACTTGCCTGCCAAGTCTGAACTAATGTCCTTACTTCTTTCAAAGCAGGTGTTGTGTATTGCGCTGCCATCAATGCAGTCTTTTCAGCGTCACTCAAGTCATCTAACAAATCTCTTAACTTTGAAAGCATCTCACTAGAGAGCGAATCAAATTGTGTTAGGAGATTATTGATTTCAGTTGAAGAGAGCCGGTAGAGATAAGCCTGATGTGATACCAGGGCATCAAGTAGAGCTTGTTGTGACAACTGGACGTTCATTTGTCACTCCTGCGATTTAAACCACCATAGGTCTATTAATTGACTCGCTTTCGATACGTGTTTGCTCATCTTCAAAGCTAATTTCTGGCACTTTCCCAGTTGTAAGCAACTCATGGAATGTTTCCATACTCATTCGATTAGCAAGTACCATTTCCCAATAGAATTTAAGCGTATCAAGGTCAATCTTGCCTTTGGCGAAGTCTTGCTTAATGGTGAGTTTCGCCTTAGATCCACTTCCGTAGTATGCCGCACACCATTTAAGCGCATATTCCATCGCCTCATTGGTATTAGCCACACACAAAGAAAGGACACTGTACTGGGCAAGCTTTTCATTATTTGATTGGGTAGCAGTCTTATTGACTTGTTCAGTCTCAAGGATCTTCGCCCCCATCGCCTGCATGTACTTTTCTTTAGCATCCATAGCCTGTTTTGCTAAGGTGCTTTCAGTGACTTGCTTGTAGTCAAATGATGAGCCTTTCGGAAGCATTAAAGGATTCTTAGAACCTAAGCGAACTCCATTTTTCTGCAACCAGTCGCGCCAACCTTCATCAAGTTCATTAATAACTGGTTGAGCTTGCCCACAGATAAATACCATTTCTTCATAGCTTGCGCTGTTTTGATAATGGGCCAAGTTCATAGTGACAATTGGTTCTAATGGGATCGGGTCAATATTCCAATCATTAGCCAAAGACCCCAAAGGAATAAAAGGGATTTCATTCCATCTTTGGTTTAATGAATTTGTTGGATAGAGAATATCACCGCCCTGCAACTCCCCTGACTTATCAGTATAAACCTGAACGTAATATTCATTGTTTTCATCTAGGCGAAGTACTCGGTAGATATTGATTTCTTTCTTAGAGAATTCGTCTTCTGGATCTTTTTCTGTGGACTTCTCATGCAAGACAATAAGTTCAGGCTTATAGACTGATCCAACTCGCTTTAGGCTCCAGTTGATAATACTAAGCGATTCATAAAATACGATTGTTGGTCGAATACCTAAGCTTTCTGCCTGTTGCACAGATACATTGCCATTAGTAGTTGGATAATCTACGAATAAACCACCACGTGCATGCTTAAGCTGACCTTGCAAGGCAGATTGTGCAACTTGGTAAATTGACTTACCTGTACCATCTGCATCGTATTTAAGAAAATCCATTCCATCCGGTTCGAATGTTGGATCCTCAGCAAATACCACGCCCACCATCTTGTTTAATGTGTCTTTAGAAATCTCATAAAACACAGCACGGGTTAAGTACGCCAAATAATATTGATCATTCTGCGTTAAGTCAGACGATACATTGGGTTTTGGTAAATAAAGTTCGCCACGTTTTTTTACTTTGGCAGAACCATCACAGACATCGTCGATAGTTTCCCAACGCTTTTTCATGTCTGCATAAGCTTGATGTTCAGTATTAACTGGCATTAGTAAACCATTCCTATATCTAGTGATCTTGCAGGACGAATAATCGGGAAGCGTTTAGCGAGAGGATATCCGCCAGCATCTCCGACATGGTCCAAGCCTGATTTCTTATCTGGCATTCCAAAATCGTCATAAACTTGCTGCTCAAAAGTTTCTGTGAGTCTTGGACATTTATTTGTATTGACTAAGAGTGTTCGCTCACCATTGCCATTTAAGATCAGAGCATTTACTGCATTAATTCGGTCTTTAATGTTAGGGTTTGTTGAGTTGACTTCCACCCTTAAGCCTTTCTGTCTCAATATTGCATGATCAGATTCGCTACTCTTTTTCGATGAAGTAGCTTGGCCTGCCGCATCAGGGATAATTGTCATCTCATGATTAGGAAATCTTTCAATCAAAAGATCAGCCATAGTTGGCGTATCACGAACGCCTACCAGCTCATCTAAAGCTCTTGGCTTGCCATCTCGAATGACATAAACCACAGCAGCCATCTTTAAGACGTTAAAGTCCATACCAATGAGCAAAGCCTCATTAGGTCTAATTTCTTCATCTGTATGGTTTAAGGTCCGGTCGAAGTCTGGATAAACTGCTCCGCTCGTTAAATTAACAAACTGCCCTTTTAAGTAGGCTGAAATCAATTGAGGTGGGTAAGACTCAAACAATGATGCAATGTAGTCATCAGGGAGATTGGCTTCATTGTCGTAAGTTGAAGCTTGAATCATTCCGTAAAGTGCGCGCTTAGCATCGCTTAAGTTTGCTTCTTTGACAAATTGCTCATGAGTGAACTTAAAGCCCTCTGGCGTTGTTGCAACATCAATACCGTTCAACAAACCAGCTTGTTTATATCGCATACGAGCAATGATCTTCCGCCAAGCTTGTTGAGCCTTGACCTTTGTCATCACATCAAGCTCATCAATCAGCGCATGACCAATCTTAAAACCTACAATAGTGTTGGGCTTTTCCATTGAACGGCAGATAATTGTGCTTCGATATTGGCGGCCATAGTAAAGATCAACTTCTTTGTTAGATTCATAGATCTTTGTCTTCAATCCCCAATCGAAAGCTACTTCATCAATCGTAGGGAAAAAGATATCTCGGATCTGCGGATAGGTTGGCGCAAAGTAACCTAACGGCACTTTAGGGAAAGACCAAGACTTATCACAAAGACTTGAACAACCTACCCAAGTTTTACCTGAACCAAACCCAGCAACGAACGCTCTAAATTTATTTGGTAATTGTAGGAAGTTAGCCTGAGGCACATTCAGTGTTGGATTGATGTTCGGCATCTTTTTTACTCGCATCTACAACTTGGATTGTGACCTTCACTGGAGTCGGGTCCTCGCCTACACCATCTTCATCGCCTTTTAATTTCTCAATCTCAAGCTTTAATTTTTGGTTTGTTAGCACCTGTGTTTCAAGCTCATTTCTTTGCTTGGTCAACATAGAGATGCGGCCAATCAATCGGTCAATTAAAGCGTCATAATCTTTGCGCTTATATACAATCCTGTCACCACCACTCTGATCTTGAGGGTTTGCATCTCCAAGTGTCATCGAGTCAATAGCAACCTTGTCTTGGTCTTTAATTGCGTCATCTTGTGCTTGCTTGGCTTTCAATGCTCTAGTCAATTGCACCTTGCAAAGCTTCAGCTCTGAATCAACAGAATGCAATTCAGATTGCTGACTAAACTCTATTTCATCTTCAGTCATAAACTGAGAATAAATATTGTGCTTTGATGCAAATTTATTATTTTTTGGTGCTGGCTTTGGTTTGGATAGGCCACCATGCAGACGGCATTTTGTTTTACCTTTGATTGGCGGTTTTTGACACGCTTCGCCATTGCGTTTTTTTGCTCCGCAAATAGCCATATAAACGCCTCATAAACAGTCTTTCATAGGGTGAGTTTCGCAAATGCCTGTTATTGTTCTCTCAAATACTTCAAATCATCAGGACAAGTCAGCTTCACACCGTCTTTCAAGCACCACACCTCAATATCAGTTAAGAATTCAGCCATCTGCTTTGTTGTGGCTTCTGTGATGCTCATTCGATTTGATACAAACTGTCTTAATGGTTCGTAGCCTGTGCTACCCGATTCTTTAAGCTCTCGCATTACTTTGAATGTTTCTGGATACTCGCCAACATTGTCACGGTTATAAATAATCGAAAGGTATTTATATTTAAAGAATGCAGACGCTTCCTCTTTATCTAGTCCGCGCTGTTTGCCGTACTCAGTCATCCAGAGCCAATATAATCTTCGCTGTGCTGCCGAAAGGCTTTCTTGCTTACATGTGATAGTAACAACTAAAGGCTTCCCTTCACTCGCTGCCTTTGCATGATTAGTATTGAGATAGCCAATTACATAGTTGATGTCAGAATGGTTTTTGATGACGAATCTAGGTTCCATTTTGACCTCGCAATAAAAAACCACCCGAGGGTGGCTTATTCAATCATGTTTCGTCTAAGGTTTATTACCAATGCAAACCCTTATAAATAAAATCTACATCGTGAAATTCAATATAGGAAAACTCATCTTCATTTTTGCTTAGCGCTACTTCAAATTGTTCTAGCTTGTCACCACGCTTCCGCATTTTTTTGAGTTGTATATTTTTTGGTGTAAATGGAAATATCCAATCAAGTAGAGTTCTTTTTCTATCAATAACCATTGCTTTAGTAGCATTATCGACGATCTGCTTTAGCACTGTCATTCGCAAGTGTTCTGTATTCATTTTAATTAACATGATTAAAACACCTCACCATCTTTAATATTAAGCATCCGCTCTGTTTTTTCTAACCAGCCATCAAACATCACTTCTGATTCTTGTCTTGTGCCTAATTGGTATGTGTCGAATAGGAAATGACACTTATGGCATAACGGCACTGTAAACGCATCTGAGGCTTTTATCCCTTTTCCCTTGCCATGCTTACCTGAATTAGAATGAGCCGCTTGTGAGTGAGGATAGCCGCATCTAACGCATGGTAGCGCTCTTATTTCGTTTAGCCTCTTCGTCGAACGCATTTTCTAGGTTCTCTATTCTGGCTCTGAGAGTATTTACTTCACGCTGACATTCAGTCTTAAAAGTATGGCTACTGAATAAGTGGTTATAGTTTTCTAACCGGCTAAGATTACGTTTATAGATTTCTAAATTCTTCTTCGCTTCGATTGTGTCCATGTTCACCCCAAAAAAGAAAACCCCGCAATCGCAGGGCTACAAACACTTAATCTTTCCACACTTTCTGCATTCTTTGATTCGGTCTTCGTTATAATCCAACTCATATTCCCAAACATGAATGCAAAAGATCTGCTTAATGATTCGGAGCATGTGAACCTCCAAAAAAAATAGCCCTACGTTTAAGCATCGACTAGAAATCCAGTCCAGCACATCGGAATCCAATGTTCTAAGCTTGTAGGGCATAAAAGCAAAAAGCCCACGATTAAGTGAGCTTTTTAAATAAGGCAGTGAACCACATACACTACGGTCACTATAACATGAATATATCAAAGTACACCCTGACTTTCAAGCTCCTATTATGCGACTTTTGAATTGATATTTAGTAGCCAAGCGAACCATGCCTAACATTTTGTCGCGAGCTACTGAGAATTCAGACACTCCAAGCTTCTTAGCAATTGTCTCCTCTGACTTGAATTCAACATAAAACATTATGACAATTCTCATCCATTGCTTTGTTTTAGTTGTTTCATTCTGCATTAAGTGAGTAAGCATATCTGCCACTGCATCGGCATGCTCATCATTGATTTTACATAGTGGAGCAACACGTTGACGACGATCAACTACAACACCATTAGCAGTATCAATCAAATGACCTAGTACACTTGATTCACCAAGACTAAAATAATGATCATCCAACAATAACCATGACCCATATTGCTCTAAATGCCATTCAATTGGCTTCTCATGCCAGTTGATTGCCACTGAGAAATGTTTTCTTTTCAATTGTGTATTCACTGCCGCATTCATACCGTCACCCTCAAATAGTTTCTAAATCTAAGATTGTTATAGTTCCCCAATGAACTGCACCGGTATCAATCCAATAGCAGTTATCACGCTTACATGGTTTTTGAGTTACTGTATGCCCCATAATCACTGCATCCACACCTGTAACATGTGTGTATTGTTGATTATCAGTATCAAGGCGTTCACGACCCCACATAGCTAAATCTGATGGAGCACGGTTTTTAGATGGCTGACAAAACGAGTCCTTAAACTCATTCCAATCATTCTGTTCGATATGCCCATGCACAATTCCGAACTTCTTGCCCTTATGGTTTATCTCTAAGACAACAGGTAGTTCAGAGAAGACTTTTGCAATGTTGTACATAGCCTGACCATCAAGCATGTAGAACCACTCACCACCATTGTCTATATGGCAACGCTTGTATGACTGATCATGTAAGCCGCCAATGCAGAGGTCCTCGTGATTACCACGAACTGATGTGAACCACGGCTTAGAAAGCAACTCGATACATTCAAGATTCTGAGCACCGCGATCAACAAGATCACCAACAGCAACAAGAAGATCATTATCAAAGTCAAAGCCAATTTCCTTGAGGCGATTCATCAACAAGTTGTAACAGCCGTGAATATCTCCAACTGCATACAGCTTGCCTTTAATTTCTTTATCCCAAACCTTCACCAATCCCATCACGCCACCTCAAATCATCAAATACTTTTTAATTTCATCTATGGCTTCATCTGCACCGAAGCAGACTTTGCACATGTAACCTTGTTCTTCTAAGCGTTGAATCATGAGCCTTTGACTTGGTTGTAACTTCCCTTTCTTTGACTTCAACTCAATCCAAAGCCCGTGTACTTCACCATTTGGAATGATAAGTTGAAGGTCTGGAACACCAGCCTTTACGCCTAACTTCTTGAACTTTGCAGCTTCAATTATGTTTCTTGAGCCACCATTAGGAATATGGAATAAGTAATCACTCAAACGACCTGACCCATATTTCACACGATGCGCCCAACTCATGAGCGTCATCTGTTCTTGATCTTCTGTAGGTACTCGATTAAATCGCTTTGAACGAGCTGCCTTTTGTGACTGGACCCTTTGAGCCTCTTTGAATGTGGTCATTGGTCACCGTACTCCTGATAAGCCCTTAACATTGCCTTGTAGCACTCACGACGCTTCTGATTAGTCCCTGAATGGACGTCTGACCCTTTGATAGGATTCATTGCGACATGACCAGCGTTTAGCATTCTTTGAGTTGGCTCTTTTGGCACAATCACATAATTGCCACTGTTAAGTTTTTGAAGAGCTTCCATATCTTTTTGCATCTGATCAGAAACTCGATCTTTCATCATCTGCTTTGCAAAAGCTTTTTCAAACTCACTTTGAGAAATACCTTTAATCATTTCATTATCAAAGTTCACTGTCCTTCCCCCTTGAGCGCTTGCTCTAACTGCGCTGCACAGTGGTAGCAGCCTTCTTCATAACCTTCTGTCCAATGAG